TAAAAAAGACCCCGTTGTTATTTTTTCCTTTTTTAAATAACCCCACAATCTTTTCTCCCATCACCCTCACCCCGCCGCTCTCTAACGCTCTTTCTTCGCCGTCTTCTGTTATCCGATATATTGGGCTAACACTTCTAGTTTTACTTTCATATTCAGAAGTTCCTTGTATTTTGTTTTCAAACTGACCCCCACCGTTTTGTCTGTTTTCCCAAACCATTACCTACATACGATTACGTTTAAAGTTGAACTTGCTGAAACTGTCCTTGCTGTCACCGCTACTCCTGTTGGTAAATCGGTTGCAAAACCAAGCCTTAATTCAGAAGCATAGTTTGAAGTTGTGGCGTTTGCCAACTGATAACCTTGTCCAGCTACTGCTGTACCTCCAAGAGAAAGGGACACTGTGTTAGTAGCATTTAACGGTTGCTGGATTACAGCCCAAGACCTTGCTCCAGCGTCTAAGACAGTTCTGGTTTGTTGATGACCTACTACTACAACTGATTCAGTTACAGTACAAACTGCGAGCCCTAGAGAAGGTTCATCATTTTTCTTCTGAAGCCCTACATAACCAAACAAGATTGCGAGACCTACTGCGATTGCTAATATATGTTTCATTTTTATAATATTATTTTTAATCTCTCACCCATATCTCTGCTTCAAATTTTACTCTCTACTTAGATGTTTTGCGATTTTGTGTACCATTGATTCAAATTTTTCTTTGTTAATTCCTCCTTTGAATTTATTACATTCCCAACAACAAGGAACACAGTTCTTGAATACGTACCCAATACTATTATCAATTCTGTCAACACCCACCTTGCCACCAGTCCCACAATAGTGACATTTGTCCGCTAAAAGAAGTTTGAACTCATCTACCGTTAAAGAAAACTCATAACCCCGCGTCTTAGCAGATTGTTTGTATTTAGAATAACGGTAACTAAGACTATTACCTAAAATTATCCTCCTCTGGCGGTCGTATTCTTTAATTCTGAGAATATTATTCTTACGCCACTTATCTCTATTGGCCTTAGCCTTATCAGGATATTTATTTCTCCAACGTCTAGATTCTGCAGATACTTTATCTTTATTGTTTGTTTTCCATTTTCTAGCGTATTCCCTAGTTTTTTCCTGATTTAGTCTACGCCAATTTCTAGCGTAAGTATTTTTTTCTTCTTTAGTTCGCATGGGTATATTATACCCCATCTATGTGAAAGAACAAAATTTGAAGCAGAGTATAGGTAAGAACCTATAAGTTTGGACAAGAGCCGTACTGCGAATACATAACTCCAGGCGTTGTAGATGCTTGGAATTTAAGAGCAGTCGCAGTTGAAGTTGCGTAGAACTGGAAACAACCACCAATAATTGTTGATGTCGCTGTATTAGCAGTAGTGACATTTAAAGTCCCACCACCAATAGTTGCTCCACCACCGACGGTTAATTCTCCACTTCTTGTAACTTCTACTTCTCTACCTGTACCAGCAAAGAATCCTTCTACAAAAGACTTCTTCTGGTATTCGGTGACTCCTCCCAATTCAAGAGAAGATTTCTGGAAAACCACAACACCAAGAGCAATAACTGCTATGAGTATTGCGACTATTCCAAGTTTATTTGAGTTAGTCATTTTCTTTAGTGTTAAATACTTTTAATGTTGTGATTAGCTCCAGTCAGATGTAGAAGCATCAATTGATACTTTAACCATTTCACGAGCACCATCTGAGAAGGTTTTGACACCATATCCGATAAGTGATTTGACTATGTCTGCGAATTGGTCTGGGTCTCTTGATACTTCTATCTTAGGAGGCATTTGAACTACTTGGTCGATACAACCTCTAACTGCAAAGAGTGAAGTTTGTTTTTGTGCTGACCATACATCGGCTGCTGCTGCTAAGGTTTCAGATACTGTGATATCACCAAAACCAGTGATAGTTAGAGTATTTGCATCATTATCATTTACTGCTGTAATTCTTCTCTTATCTCTAAGGAGGAATACATTTTCTGCTGAAACAGGGGTATAACCTGCGGCTGCACCTTCTACAATAGCTGTAGCTGGAGCATTCAAAGCGGCAGCAAAGTTTGCACGAGTGTTATCAACTGTACCTGTTGCGTGAAGTCCACCTGCTGTTGTAGGAAGAGTGGTGTTAAATTTAAAGGTAACACCTGCAATAGTTACGGTTTCATCTTGTCCAGGGTCTGTAGCCATTGTAAGAACTGCTGTGAAAGGCAAGTTGTTAGATTCTACAATATCCCAACCAAACAAGTTTGTAATAACTCCGTTTGTGTTTACACCATCACCGAAGACAGTATCTCTACCAGCTTGCTGAAGTTTGAGCCATCTCATAAAGTGACCACCAACTACTGCTGTTCTACCAGCCTTTGGAGCGTCTATAGCGTCCAATTTAGTGTCTGCTGATACGAATACTTGAGGAATAACATCGGTGTTAAGCACCATGTTGTTTCCTACTGTACCACCTACTGCACCATCATCAAGAGAGTGCATAGCGTTTGATACTTGTGCCAATACCGCTTGTTCTATGCGGTTCTTGTGGTCTTTCATCATTCGCATTGCAATCTTTGAACCTAAGTCCAAAATGCTCTGCTTTTCTTCTGTATCGTCTATGGACACTGCTCCATGGATAAATGTATCCACTTCAAGTGTTTCTTTGCTTCCTACAACTGGAGTGATAGTAATATCGCTTCCAGGGGTGTAAGTACCTGAAGCTGGGTAAGAAAGAATTGTCCTGTGAGCTTTGCGACCTTCACCAGCTAAGATATTTCTTAGTTGTGTATTCGCAATAGACATAGCTCTGTTCTCTACAAAGAGAGAACGCTGACATTCTCTAGCCCAAAATTCTGGTTTTAAATCTGCTATTGAATTAGCCATTTCTAATTAAGTTAAGTTAATAACTTAATAGAACTATAGTGTTTGGTTTAGTAACCCGCTGCGATTGCCTCTCTCTTCCACTTATCATACGCGTCCTGTCCTTCTTTGGTTCCCAAGTCTACATCTGGTGGAGTCATAGGGTCGCTTGAGGATTTACCTCTACCGCCTTTATTTGTTCTATTAAGGGCGGCTTCTTCTGCATCCTTTATTTTGTTGTAAGCCTCTATTTTGGCTGCAACATAAGGGTCGCTCATAGCTTTTCTGATAGATACACCTTCAATTTTAGCAACTTTAGAAATTGAGTTCTTTATATCATCTGGGTATTCCAGTGCTTCAAGGTCTCTTTTCTCAAGTGCTTCACTGACGTGTTTATCAAGGTCTTCTGGTTTGAAATTTTTCGCACCATTGTCTATTTGAGAAGATGATTTTAATTTAGTAAACTCATCACGATACTTTCTTTTCTGACCAATTGCTGTGGAAAGAGATTTTTTATAGCCCATTTCCTTTTGCACCAACTTGTCAATACGTTCCTTGTCATTATCTTCATCGAAGCCGTACTCGGATATGACTTGGTTTCTAATATCGTCCTCTTTTACCTCGCCTAGATGTTCTTTTTCAGCCTCTAGTTCTTCTGCTGACTCAATTTGAGTATTTTTTTCTTCTTCCATTTGGAATATTTTTGCCAATTTTGGCGTTATATTAAAAAACCGACTACACTTGAAGTAATCGGTCTAATCCCTAAGAGGGAACTATCACATAACCTCTTAGAGACTCGGCCGAAAACTCCAAGCTTGTGATAGTTTTTATATTCTGTTGTCAATTTACTTTACTTTTCCACCGTAAACTTTAGCTAATTCTTTAGCTTTTTCTTCGCTATCTACTTCTCTAACTTGCTTGCCGTTAGAATCATAGACTTTGAATGTTTTGGATTTCTTTTCTTTGACTTCCACTTCTACTGTTTCTTTTTTCTTTGCCATCTTAATTTAGTTATTTATAATTATCTATATTATACCATATTCAAATAATGTAAGCTAATCAACAATAAACTCTTTAGGGTCAAATTCTGGTTTCTTCATTTCTTTTACTAATCCAAATGGTTCAAGTATCTCTTGTAGCTTCTCCACCGCCCTTTCTCTGGCTTTCATTTCAACCGCTATCTCTCTGTCATCAGTTAATTCTGTTCGGCAAGAGTCTAGTTCTATAATCTTTAAGGTAAGGAACTGCACCAAAGCTTTACCTGCCGAGCTATCTAATAATATTTTAATCTGTTCTTGGTTCATCTTTAATTGTTATTACCCCACTATCTAAATCAATCGAAACCCGTCCCTGAATACCTTTGGAAGCACACAATGCGTTAATGAAATCCTCTTTTGCTACAGCCAACACTTTAACAACTCCTTCTTGAGTTTCTACCCACTCCTTTCCTTTTGGCACCAAATAAGTATTTCCTTCAACTAAGGCCAACTTCCATTGTTCTTTCTTGATAACATCGTGCATTACTCTTAATTCCCCTAGTTCCTCTTTAGATAAAATATGTTCTTTCATTTCTTTATTATTCTTAATAGCTCTGAGTAAATTTCTATTTTGTCATCCAAGAGCTCTTCTTCTGCTTGTAGTGTTCTGAATAATAACCTATCTTCTAGGTCTTTGCCTTTAGATTTTTGAGCTAAGTTTAAACCTTTCATACCATAGATTTCTATACTAGCGAAAATAGAAGCTAACTTATCCTTCTTCTGTTCAATTCGTTTTCTCATCCCCGCCTCGCTCATATCCAAAGTCTGCTCTTCTGTCTGCAATTCTTTGGTTTCGTTCGTGTTTTCTTTTGTTTTCTTTGATTGTGTCTTCATTTGTGAGTGCTTCATACATTTTTAAAAATTCTCCTTTTAAATTTTTCATTTTGTATTGGTTAATTCTTTAGTTTGTTTAGGTTGTACTGGCTCTGGTGGAGGGGACTTCGGTAGATTCCCAACATCAATCCCAGCTCTTTGCATAGCCAAGTCTACCATAGCATCTCTTCTTACAGGGTCAGTAATAAGAGGAGTAAACTTAGTAAACATATCAATCTCCTCGTATCTTCTAGTGTTTTCACCAGTAATTACAATAGACACCCTAGCTCTGTAGTTTTCAAACACACTTTTGATACCCTTCATAAATATATCTTTTTTCTGACTTAATTCTTTCATCTTTTCCTCTTTAATAGCATCAGCCATTTCTTTTGTGTGTGGGCCCATAACTACAAGATTTTTTACATACCAATCATTTACAATTAACTCTCTCATTCTATCCATCATTTTAGAGTCTCCTGTAAGTCTTAATACTTCTTGAGCAGTAATGTTTTTAATCAATTTAGGTATAACTTCTTTTTCAAATATCTTTGTAAGAGGGATGGTTAGTTTTTCTCTTATGAAGTCAAAGAGCTTATTAGCGTTTGTGTTAAGTAGTTGCGAAGTTCCAAGTGGTGTACCCGATGCTGGAGTTATGCCTTGTACTACTTCTCTTGAATTTGCAATAGCATCAGCTTGCTCCAAGTTTCTATTCCAGTCTGCTAGGAGTTGGTCAAAGCCTTGCATCCTTACTTCTACCTGCCTTAAGTCCTCACCTCTAAGATAGTCTCCATTCTTTAGGTCAGAAATAACATTTTGAATTATTTGTTTATCTTTACCAGTAAAGAGTACGAGAGCCGCATATTCAAGTCCTTGTGCTAGTTGATTACCTATTTGGTTTGCTCTAGTTTGGTGGTCAAAGAGTAGCTCGATAAGACCTTCTCTAAACCATCTACCCTTATATCTACCTCTGTGGTATTCCTCATAAATATCAGCGTTGGTCATTCCACCTAGGTCTTTAGCATAAACTATGTATTTAATTTTAACTCCACCCTCAGTTCCTTCAGTTCCAGCTCCAATTACTTTGGCGAATGTAAATTTATTTTCATCCCCTTTTAATACAATCTCACCGAGATACTCTTTTAAATCTTTTAGATTCACCTCACCATTCCTTTCGTACATAGTGTAGATAGGCATTGTAGTATCTTGTTCAGTAGCAGAAACATCAGATTTGAATAGGTTTTGTCCACAACCTTTTAACACTTCGTCCACATATTTCCAATTACCAGATTCATCTCTGATTTCCGCTTGGGTTCTTTGATGGCGTTCAATGACGGGTGATTTTGATAGATTCTCTGCAGTTTGATTTATTACATAAAAGTTTTTAAGGTCTACCCTTTCAAAAGTTCCTTTGACTCTTTTCCACACAATATTACCCCAAGAAGAGCCTTCTTCAATAGACGAGTTTAATTCTTCAGCAATACCATTCTCTCTTAGATATTCAATCAGTTTAAGGTTGGTCACTAAGTTAGGCACTTCGTCTACTTCATTAGGAGAGTATGCTTCTATGTTTTTAGAATCAAAATCTACATTCTTTACTTCTGAATCTATACGAGGGGTTATGATGTCATACCAGTATTTATATATGCTTGTACCTTTTACAAACTTACCTGTTGGGTATATTTTATTTTCAAACAAGGAAATACGTCTGATAAGTTTATGTTGTGAGAAATCATATTCAGGAGAAACATTGGTTGTTTTAGTGAGATAATCTTGTATCTCACTTTCAAGTGTTTTGGCTAGTTTAATTTTTTGTTCTTCCATAGTTTTAATAATATATTATAGATACATTATACCATAAATATTAAAGTCCAGCATCTCTTTGAGCTGTGTTGATTGTCTCTTGGCGATGTTTATACAAATTAACTTCTCGCATCTTCTCCACAAGTGGGTCGTTAGGTATAAGCATAGTGAGGGCGTAGCGTATAGCAGACATTTGGTGGTTAGCACACTTAGGGTCTTCTACTTCGTGTTCATTGCCGTCCTTGTCAACAAGCCAGTGATATTCTTCATACTCCTTAATAATATTTCGGGAGCGTCTAGTGACCGATATCTTTAATGCCTGTACCTTCTTAATACCAAACTTAACTGAGTCTGGACCCTTAACACAAGGCAATATATCAACACCATAACCTTTCATCTCATCAATACTCTTAGGCTCTGCACTATCAGCGACTACTGGAGCCTTGGGATTATTACTTAAAACAGCCGCCAGTTGCCTATTGCTATATTCCGTCTGATAGAGTATCTCATCTAAAATATAACCCCCATTATGAAAATAGATAGCTACAATGGCGGCAGGGTCTGGATGCCAACCAAAGTCTAACCCATAGTATTCTAGTCTAGCTTCGTGTGGTATCTCGTCTATTATCTTCCAATTAGAATATATCTTACCTCTTACTACTTCAGGTATATAACCTCTAACCATATTCCAGTAGTGAGAGGAGTTCGTTTCTTTATATTGCTCGTAGTTGTGGATTATTTGGTCTGAGAGATTATCTGAATTTACTTTGTAATCAGTCCAAATGAATAATGTATCACTCATTCCAGTCTTTAGTTTAGGTATGTAGAATCCAGGAGCTTCAGTTGACAGTAAATCAAACCATCTATTCACTATCCAATGGGAACGAGGTGGTGGGTTAAGGAGTAATATAATAGTGATATCACCTTTAACAGTTCTAAGAGAATCGTCTAGTTGCATAAAATCCTCTTCGGGTATCTCATCAGCTTCTTCAATAATGACACAGTTATAGTTAGCTAGGGATTTTAACTTAGCTTTCTGGTCTCCACTAGACTTCCTAAAACCGACTGCGTTAATAGTATTAGCCCCATATTGTATCGTCATTGCATTTTCAGCTATGTCTAAGCCCATTTTAATGCCTTGTTCTTCAGCTCGGTCAGTGATTTCACGATAAATTGAGTTTCTTATGTCCCCTAAGATATATCTCATAATGGCACATCTAAAGTATTCAGGTGAGCATAATTTAGCTAGAGCAAACTGTGAAGCTACAGTTGACCTACCTGCACCTCTACCTCCCATCAATATTATGTATCTAGGCTTCTCAGTGAAGACGGGTTCATAAACCTCATTCACTACTTGGCTCAATTTCTTTTCCATTGAATTTAGTAAAGGTTATTCGATTACCTGAGAAGACAATAGTTTTGTGTTCATCTTTAGGGAATCTATCTTTAAGCTTATAAGCACTATCTAAATATTTATGTCTTACCGCATAATCTGGCTCAAAACCCACTTCTTCTATCTCGCCAGAGGTCATATTGTTTTTATAAATAGTCCTACCAGCATTTAATCCTTCCTTATGTAATCTCGCTAAGTCGCTATCAGGTAAAAACTCTTCTACAAGTTCTTTCCAACCTTTAGTTTGTGTAATTTTATTAGTTCTCTTGGCCGTAGACTTACTATAACCAACCTTCTCCATAGCTTTTGATATGCTACTACCCATTACTACTTCTTTAAAAGCCATTTTTTGTTTAATTGTAGGATATGTTTGTGGCATTTGTATTAAACTTTCATATAAAAATTCTCTTGCTCTGCTCTTCTTACGTCTTTTACTCTTATCTTTTCACACTTTGAACAAAACAATGCGTTTTTTTCTTTTTTCTTTGGTCTTTTCTCACAGTACCAACATAAGTTAACATCCCTCACCATATTAGTCGTTATAAGAGTCTTTAGGCAACATACCTTTAGTTTTTAAGTCGTTGATATGTTTTTTAATGTTGTCTTGTTTACCTTTTCTAGCACTCTCTAGCCTCCCTTCATAAAAGCCGATTACTTTCTTTGCAATATTTTTAGTCTTTCTAGCTACTGTTTTTGGAGTAGAAACTGCTTTGTCCCACACTTTATTTATTTTATTCTTCACTATAGTCGTATTAAATTATACTAATAATACCATTATAACATTTTTTATTGTCAAATACTACTTATATACTTCTAATCCTCATAAACAATCTCTATATCTCTTATTTGTCATTTCTTCTCTAGTATAAGTGGTCCCCACCATTTCACCTTTTTCAAAGGTAAAGAAAGTTTGGTATTGTGCTGGGTTTGATAAAATAAACACCTTATTCAATAAACTATTTGGCTCCCTGTTTATGTGTATTTTCATATATTTACTTTAATGTCTCTAATATTATTTGTTTGACAGAATTTCCTCTGCTAAAGTTTCGGCTATCCTTTCAAGTTCCTCGGTCGGCATTATAATTTCAGTTCCCTTTACTTCTTGGCTCATAAATAGTGCTGAAACTTCACCAAACGCCACGCCTATTTTCTCAATCAATGTATCACGGTCTTTGGAACGCAAATCAAGACCTTTTTGAGCAATATAACGGTCAATAAACTTCTGCTCTTCTGTAAGGTCATCATAACTTTTTTGAGCATTGGGGTTATAACTTTCGGGGTGGAGTTTTGCGGTGGCTTCCAAATACCACTCGTGTTGTTTTCTTGCCCATTCTTCTTGTTTATCCATATTATTGTGATTTAAGTATTTTTATAATATCACCAATTGCTTCGTTATATCCTGTCCGCCCATATAAATCAGTTTCCATATTTGTATGTTCCAAATCTTTCTTCATCTTCTCCACCTTTGCTACTAGCATATTGGAGTAGTCTTGAAACTTTGAAAGCCACCAGTCGGCTAATCTTATTTCTGGGTAATGATATGAAATGCTTTTGTCATCTTCCGCCTGCCATTCTTTTAGTTTCTTATAAAACTCTTTTCTCACATCTTCTATGTATTTATCTTTCATAGTGATTTGATTAAATAATTTCTATACTAATTCCTTTAGGTGAAGTCCAGTGCCACCAGCCACCTTTCTTTTTTCCTGCTTTGCCTCCAATTTTCCAAAGTTCGCCTTCTTCAATAATTTTAAACCACCAGATGAAAATAAAGGGCTTGAAAACTCTAAACATACTTGGTGGGCATTTTAATATCTCAATACCGAAATACCATTTGTTTAATTCTGTTGCACCGCCCATCATTGGTTTATTTTCTATCTTCATTATAGTGGGGTTAAAATACTTGTTAAATTTGTTACTTCTTTAGGATTTTTCTTTCTCCATTCTGCCCAACTTTTGTCTTTCAATAAATGCCTTATCCATTTTTTAACTTCTGGCTTGTAAGGAAATGGGGCTTCTCCTTTCGCACATCTTTCACACACTTCAACAAATGTGCAATCGCAATCTTCTAAATGGTCACACACTCCACCATCACCATCAGTTTTAAATCCTGTATATATTCTATGTTTTTCGCAAAAATATCTATCGCACCCACATTCGCTGAAAGGTTCGCCACCGCAGGCATAAGACATTCCTCTGTCTATTTTTTTATTACAATCTGGGTATTCACAAATAGCAGGAACTCCATATCCTCCCCATCTATGACCTACTTTGTAAACTTGGTATCCCATCTCAATTAAACTTAGCTAGTAATTATAGGTTTGATTTTCGTATATGATTTTCTCAATGATGTCTAAAATATATTGAGCTTCATAAAGCTGACCTTTGGTGTATTCTTTACTTTCTTTTGGCAAAGTCTTCATTTTTTCTTCTCCTTTTACTTTGGTTTGAAGTATTACGACAAGTTGGCTAATAAATCTATGTATTTCTTTTAGTTTCATTTCTTTTAAACTTAGCTTATAAATTTATATTACTTTCTACTTCATTACCCCATACATCCCAGCCTTCTGTTTTTTCTCGGGCGAATAGTTCTATGCGGGGAAGATTTCCTATGAGTTGGACAATTTTATCTCTCGCCACTGGTGGTTTTGATGAGTGTTTGCCTCTCGGATATTCAATAAGTTGAAAAACACTTGCCGAAACTCTTTTAGGTTTGCCTTTTGTTGCTATTAAACACGGTTCTGTGTTTCCCCTTGTCCACCTACCAAGTCCATAAAAAGGTGTGAGCATTTTAGGATTTTGTTTTATCCACTGAAAAGCAATAGTTTTATATTTGAAACCCCATGCTTCCATTACTTGTAGTGCTTCTTTTAACATTGGATAAGTCGCCCACATAAATAAAATACAATTATCGTCTGCTACCTCCCCCACTGGTAAATTACAAATATCCTCCAATTTCATCCCTTTGTAGTGATTTGCCATAGTCCCCTGACATCCTTGGTCAGAATAACTCCACGGCGGGTCAGCATAGATTATCTGATACTTCTTCATTTCTTTTAAACT